CTCCCATTGTGGAGAGACCCGCAGTTATTTTTCGTATAGTATCGTTTATAAACTCTAAGTCCTCTAACATTAATAACTGTGGTCGTTTATTTTGTAGAGCCCTTCTTTGAATTACGTTACTTTCCTCGCTCAAGGCGTCCTTCATTTTAGCAGCCAATTCTTTTCTAACGGATGCTTTAGACATTAAAAGTTCTTATATAAGTCTAAGACTCTCTTAATGTGATCTGGAAAGGCAACATTGTCTCTCTGTGAAGAACTAGAAGCGTTCTGTATACTAGCTCCTTGTATTGTTCTTCGCTCTTTGTGTTCATCTTTCAAGTAGTATGTAATCAAATCGATTACTGCCAGCTCTAAGTCCGCTGGCGTAGCACTGTAACCTGCCGTATAAACTACTTTTACTGCATCTACACCTCGTGGCCAGTTCTTGTAGCCTGCTGAGGTGGTTCTTAAAACACTGTCTGTTTTACTATCAAGTGCAAACTCATATGCTCCAGTAGTAAGTGTTGTGTATGCGTTGTTGTACGCATTTCGTTCTTGCACACTTACAATAGCATTAACGGGGCTTTCAGTGAGCTGCACTATATGTGTGCCCCAGTCAATATTAAATGTTTCCGTCTTGTTGGACGAATAGAAATCTATAATACTGTTTCCACAATAAGTTTTTACTAATTGACTCACAGAAGGAATAAGCGCATTTATTCTCAAGTCCTCTTTTGGAGTTGTCAAGCCCTCTGCGTCTTTATATGTTGCTAATGAAATTAAATCTGCCATAAGTAAATTAGTAAAAACTTGGGGGGAGGAAAGCCTCCCCCAGTTTCCATGATTACCAAGGTAATCAGTCGTATCGATTACTGATACTCGATTCGTACTGCAGGCTCATTGTTAGTTGTGCCAGCAACCAGCTCGTTGAATCCGAGAGATTGTGAGGCAACAATGGCCGTGCGCTGACCAGCTACTTCGTAGTCAGTCTCAATGCTAACACCCTTCAGTCTGGGGATAACATAGTTACGTACGTTAACGGCAAGGGCAGCTGTACCTGTGAAGGCTCCAGTTTCCTTAGTACCTTGTGCGAGTACATCAGTTGCAATTACAGGCGATCCGTAGATTGCCCCAACTACACCGAGTCGCTTCAGCGCTAAGTCAGAACCAACTTCTGATACGTCGGAGAAGCCTGCATCTGCAATAAGATTATAATATTGGTCAAGACCAACAATATATGCTACGTCAGCAGGGTTCATGCCATACTTACCCATTTCAGATCGAATTGAGAGTAAGTTTCCAGATGTAACGGCATCAGAAGATCCAGATGCATCAGGGTCAGTTACGAGAGTAGAGTCTCCTGCAAGAAAAGATCCAGAACCATCAGTTCCAGCTCCACCTACGAGACCTACAAAGCTTGAGTTACCCAGCAAGATTGCTGAGTCAATAGCTTTTGCGTGTGCTCTTGCGAGTGCAGAAGTAATAATAGGCAGAACGCTTATTACTACTTGCTCGTCAGTATCGTTCGCTATGAACGTACCTGATACGAGTCTAAATGCTTGTAACAGAACGCGATTAACGTTATAGTTATTATCAGACGCGCCTGACTCTTCCAACAAGTTGGCAGTAGTTTCCAAACCAGTATTGTTGAAATTAGCATTTTCGGTATCAGGAGCGATGGGCAGTACAGTTGCACCAGATGCTACTTGAATTTCACGGAAAAGAGGAGCAACCTTCTGCTCTAATCTTACTTCCTCTTCAAAAGCCTGTGAAACATTCACATCGATACCAGCTGCAGAAGTGGCATCAAAAGTTACGCCAGCTTTTTGCAGAACTTCCTTACCGAAGGTAGTGTCCCATCCCTTGCGAGTAATCTTACCAAGAATATGAGCTTCAAGAAGCTCTTTCTTGTTAGATGCGAGATCGTTTGAGTCGCGATTTGCAAAAACACGCTTAGACTCACGCATCTTTTCAATTTCGTCGGACTTTTCTTTAAGCTCAGCTGCATGCTGCTTGATGACTTCATCCATCTCAGCATCTTTCTCAGCAATTTTAGCTTCTACGTCTTGAACCAAACGCTCAGCGCCTGACTCTACAGCAGTTGCTACAGCCTGCTTAACTTCTTCTTCCTGCTGGGCTTTAGCCTCTGCTTCCGCAGCAGCTTTTTCCTCAGCTTCCTTTGTAGCTGCCTCATCGGCAGCTTTTTGCTCGGCTTGCTTCATGGCTATCTTAGCAGCAGTTTCCTCAGCTACTTTTTTAGCAAAAGCTTCCAAGTCAACGGGTTGATTTGTCTCTTCAGACATTGTAATCTCCTTTTGGACTTGCGCCCCGTCACTATTAGTGAAAGTTTTTTTGAACTCTTCGTACTCCGCCATGGAGTCGAATGATTTCGCCAGTGAAAAAGTAGCTGATTGATTGCATGGTACTGATACTACCGATACCTCAAACAACTCAGCGTCCTTAATCTTTAATCCGTCGGTTTCCTCTAGATAATCAGCATCCTTGACTCGGAAACCAACAGAAAAGGCTCCAAGGACACCGTCTTTAACTAACTCAGTTACATCTTTTGCTGCCTTACTTATTTTAGCAGTCAGCTCTAGTCCATTCTCAGTAGTTTTTAAGCCTGTGGCTCTACCAATAGGACGATTATAGTCGTGGTTGAAAAGAATTATGGGGTTCTTTTCAAAATTCTTCAATCCACCTTTAGTCCATGCATCTGCTGAGATTGAATCGCCCGCGCGATCAAAGTCATGTGTGCTTGCCATACCACGAATCATAACACTACCGTCTTCGTCGGTATGAGACTTAAAAGTAGAGGTGAGATTAAATATTTTCTCCATTTGCCCCCTCTGTTTCCGCTATTGCGGCCTTTGCTTTTAATGCTTCCAAAGCGTTTGGTTTTTCCTGTGCTAAAACTGCAAGTTTATCCGCACAAAAAGATTTAGTGTAATCTTCCATCAACGACCAAGACCCAAAAACTCTTTTAATGGTTGTTGACTTAACTAAATTTGGCCTAAGAGGACAGGTTGAAAACTCTCTTCTAGTAGGAATATTTCCTCGCTCTACAAAGTAATCTGCCATCTTTCTTGCTAAAGCTTTTTTTCTTTACTCTTCGTTGTCATTTTCTTCCTCTGACGGTCTTCCGCCTTCATCTGGATTTGCTGCGCTTCTGCTATATTCGCAGGCACTCGCACTTCATCTTGCCCATCAATCTTTTCAAAACCTAGCTGCTCTCTTGCTTCGTTAATAGTTATTATTCCACCATTTACGAGAGAAGTGTAGTATGAAGATTGATCCCGCATCTCAGGCTGTAAAGCAGGTATATCTGTAATGTCTTCTTTTATCTTGAAACCAAAAAATCTTTCGAGTCCAAAGTTGAGTTTTCTTACTATAGGTAGTATAGTCTCCAAATAATATAATCGTAAATTTGGGCGAATGTTAGCATTATTACCAGAGTCTAGTAAAATTGGTGGGACTCCAAGAGCTTTTAATATGATCTTTTCGTTTTCTGCTATAGAGTTTTGAAAATCTAAATCTTTGAAATTTGTATTTGAGTACGAATCAATTTCTATTCCGCCATCTAAGATTAGTGGTCTCTTTCCTCCTGCCTCTGGTCTATACCTTACACCCCAAGACTGTATCATTCGCTCTTTAATCTTTTCAGATAAAGTATTCGGGCTTTTTAAAACCAGTCCTGGCACTGCTCCATTCTTGAAGAAATTATCTTGAAACTTTCTCATAGAAGCCATGAGTTGCATGGTTCTGAGAGCAGGACTGAGTCTCGGAACTCCTCTATATATTGAGTAGAAGGAGTTTTCTTTTATATGAATAATCTCATTTGTAGAGTAGCTAATATCATTATTAAAAACATACTTCTCTACGTAATTCGTTTCACTGGCTTCGATTGCCATTTTGCTTGACGGAAGATGATACAGATGCGCTCCATCGAAGTAAATAAATATGTTTCCGTCAAGTATGAAATCCGTTATTAGATTTCTTTTAAAAGTATTTATGTCTTGAAAAAGATTTGGCTCAAAGTTAAGTAGGGTATCAACTTTCGCTCGCTTTATTCCTTTGATGATACCGTTAAGTCGTTGGGATCCTACAATAATCGCAGGAATCTCGGAAGCGTCGTCTACAATCATATCACAGCACGAT